AGAGTTAGTAATGAGCAGCTTGATAAAAAGTTAGAATCTTTTGTGGAAGTTGTCCTCCAAAAGATGATTGATCTCCATCAGGAAATCAAAACCCTAAAAAAGAAAGTTCACGAAGCTGAGAAGAAAATTGAATCTCTCACCAAAAGTTCTGGTGAAGAGGTGGATGAGCGTATTGGCGTTTAAAAGGAAACTATATTATGGTAGCTGAAGTTCCAGGTAAAAGTGGGAAGACCAAATTCTTTACAATGTCTTCTAATGAATGGGTCAATGATGATGTTACCCATTTTATGAAATCGGGTAATATGTTAAGATCTCCGGCTAACGGAAGACTATCCGAAATATCAAAATACATTCCTAAGAATCCAAATGGATCTAAAATTGAATATGATATTAACTATGGTAGTCCAAGTGGCACCATAGCAGGATACAAATTTACAGATCTTCTTACCCAAATCTTATATCTTGCTCCTTGCAATACAAAGATTGCTACCCAAAACATGATCGAGTGTATTCAAAAGGGTGCTACACCAGAGGGTCATAGAATTGTTGAAGCTCTCAGAGAAAACCTTACTGACAAGTATCTTTTAGATGAAGACCTAGATCTAGAATATGGTGACGTAAACGAATTAGTGCTCCTCCCAGGTACTAACTTAATTACAAAAGATGCAGTTGATTTTAATAAAGTAGATGAACTCTATAACAATGGAGCATGGGTTAAGCTTCATCCAATTACAGCAAAAGTTTGGCAAACAATGCTTGAAAAAAGGTTCAAGGGTAGGGTGGTCAAAAATGATGCATCCATGTATCCAATCCTTAAGCGGGCAAAAAAAGTATACTTCACCCTATCATCTGAGACAGGATGCGCTGCTGTAATTCTTGGTAAAGGTATTGGTCTTATTGATAATAAGGAAGGTAAAGTAGGTAAGACCTTTGAGGCAGTCTACACATCTCTCGATAGATGTGGTGTGAAGGATAAGTTGGTCAATAAATTTGCTGCCCTAATGTCTCATCCTGAATCAGGACTAATAAGCGTTCATCACGAGAATAAAGAAGAATGTGTACAGAGATTTTTCAACAACATGAAAAAACACAGACATATTACATTATCTAAAAAGCCTGGGGAAGAAGGTGATGATGTAATTAAAAAGGAATTGGAAGAACAAGGTGGATTGAAAACGCCATGAAAACAATATTAGTTGCTCAACATCATGGAACATTTTTTACCTTAAACTCTATGAAAGAGCAAGGTATAGAGGATGTAACTGTTATAATTCCTGGTAGTCAAGTTGAGAAATACAATAAAATGTATAGTGAAAACTCAACTAATGCAGACTACTCTGCCTTTAAGGATTATGATAAATTAATCTCTTCTTATATTAAAGAAAATAATTTAAAATATAAAGTTTATGTTGTTGATGATTTTGATGTAAGAAATACCTTTGTTTCCACATTAAAGGTTGCAGCTGATCTAGGCTATAGAGAAATTGTAACATGCATTTTAAGTGGAGCTATTGTTAATAAGGATTATACACCGTATATTAAAGACGTATTAAATTTTAAAACATTTGGTATGTGCTATTCTAGGGTGTATCAAAATCATAATCAGCTCTCAATGTACCACATGATAGGTCTACCATCAAATGACCCATCTTTAGATCTTAACTTTTATGTTGTGGATCTGACAAAGGTTGCTGCCCAGGATTTATTGCTTGGAGATTCCCAATTGCTATCTGAAGCAGTAAAGAAAAAGATTGTTGCATTCATTAGTAGGGAATTCAATGGTAGAGACGATCCGCTGATTGGTACTGCTATTTCCGCCAGGCAAACTATTGCCCATAATTTGAAAATACAATCAGGGTTTGTTGTAAGTCTATGGAACAAGTGTATTAAATCTAACGACTCTTTAAAATCTGAAGAAGTTTATGGTTATCCCTTCGACATTTATGGAAAATATAGTGTAGGTTTAGATGGATATCTACCAAAAAGTACATTAAACAAGATAAGAATCAACAGTGCAGAAACACAAAAACTGACTAGTGGTCTCTATCAATGTCTGGATATAATTGATCTATAAATACATTTACAGAGTATTTTTAGAGGGTCAAACCCATGGCAGTTCCAACATCCAGATCTGAATTCAAAGAGTATTGCCTTCGTAAATTAGGTAAGCCAGTAATTGAAATCAACGTAGATGATGACCAGGTTGAAGACCGTATTGACGAGGCGTTAAAATACTATTGGGACTATCATTTTGATGGGGCAGAGAAATTATACTATAAGCACCTAATAACATCAACAGATATTGCCAATAAGTACATTACGCTGCCAGAGAATATTATTGGTGTAGTTAAGCTATTCCCAGTTGGCCAAAGCTTAAACACAATGAATCTTTTCAATATTCGTTACCAGATTGCTCTCAACGATCTTTACACTCTAACAACACAGTCCATGGTTCCTTATGTCATGGCTATGCAGCATATTCAGTTTTTAGAAGAAATTTTAGTTGGCCAGAAGCCAGTCCGCTATAGTAGACATAAGGATAGATTGTTTATCGATATGGATTGGGGCCAGGCAAAAGAAGGGGAGTATTTTGTCGTGGAAGCCTATCAAATAGTTGATCCAGATACATTCCCGGATGTTTGGGGCGATCGCTGGCTTGCTCTTTATGCTACGGCCCAAATTAAATATCAGTGGGGGTCAAACCTAACTAAGTTCACAGGTATGGTCCTGCCAGGTGGTGTCCAATTTAATGGCGAAAAGATCCAGGATGATGCTAAGGGTGAGATCGAGGCTCTAGAGCAAGAGATGCAAACTACCTATACACTACCAGCTTACCATATGGTAGGATAACGTGGCAACAAACTTTTATTTTAATAACTTTGGTTCAAGCCAAGAACAAAACTTAATTGAAGACCTAGTAATAGAATCAATTAAGATTTACGGCCATGATGTTTGGTATTGTCCAAGAACAGTTACCAATGAAGAATCAATCTTCAAAGAAGATGAGCTCGCTACTTTCAACAGTGCTTATAGCGTTGAGATGTACATCAAGAATGTTGAGGGCTTTGAGGGTGAAGGTGACTTCCTATCTAAATTTGGTCTACAGATTAGAGATAGAATAACATTCACCATTGCAAGAAGGACGTTTGCTGATGAGGTGACAGGTGGGACAAGGCCAAAAGAAGGCGATATGGTATTTTTCCCTTTGACAAGCAAAGGTTACGTCGTACGTTTTGTTGAGCATGAGGCAATATTTTATCAGATGGGTTCACTACAAACATATGATCTTGTTTGTGAATTGTTTGAGTTTAACCAAGAGACATTTAACACTGGTGTTGACATTATTGATAATACTTACAACGATCTCAGCTTTGCTATGGCTAACAACACCCAAGTTGTCACGCAATTTAATATTTCTACAATTGACAAGCAAGCTCAAAACGAAGAATTTGAAACTAAGGGTGATGATATTCTTGACTTTACAGAAATCAACCCATTCTCAGAGGCTAATACCTACTAATGTTTGGCAACGAATTTTATCACGAAACAATTAGACGCTATGTCATCGTATTTGGTACGATGTTTAATGACATGGTTGTTTGGAGAAGAAATGCAGCTGGAGATATCATCAAGCGCATTAAAGTTCCTATTGCTTATGGTCCAAGAGCCAAGTTTTTATCGAGAATTCAGCAGGATCCAAATCTAACAAAGCCAGATGCTATCAGTCTTCCAAGAATGAGCTTTCAGATTACTGGATATAATTATGATGCCTCCAGAAAGCTTCCAACGATTGGACAAATTAAAACTCCAGCTAATCAGGACATGAAGAACTCTTCAGTGTATAATCCTGTACCATGGAACATAGACTTTGACCTATCAATATATGTCCTTAATGCTGAAGATGGTACAATGTTGATTGAACAGATACTACCATACTTTACTCCAGAGTGGACAAACACTATTAAGCTAGTTGATGATCTAGATCTTCGTATGGATGTTCCAATTGTGTTGAACACAATTACAACAGAGGATACCTATGAAGATTCATATGAAAATAGAAGAACGATTATCCACACATTGAACTTTACAATGAAGGGCTATGTATTTGGTCCTGTTAAGGATAAGAATATTATTAATACAGCTCTAACAAGAACATTTGTTGCTCCTGGATTTGAGGCTGATGTTGAAACTGCAAATAGTGGACCAAATGCAGTAATTGGTGTGGGAATAACAAACGCTGGTAGCGGCTATGTCAATAATCAGATTATTACATTCTCTAATGGCACAAGCAACAGTACTGCTAAGATTACAACAAACGCTACTGGCTCTATTACCAGCCTAGTAATACTAACTGGTGGTAACTTTGCAAACTCATCTATTATTAGAACTCAAGTTGCTAATACAACAACTACATCTAATGCAACAAATGGTAACACATCGGCAGGTACTGGTGCAGTATTTGATATAACGCTTGGTTCTGAACTATTCTATACAACTGTTACCGTAACACCTGGCTTGGATGCTAATGGCGATCCAACCACAAACGCTGAAATATCAATTGCCGCCAATAGTATTGCTGCTAACGACAATTGGGATTATATTGTAACAACCAATACAAATCCCAATTTTCCAGTAGATGATCCAACAAATGACCCAGACATTTAAACATAAAGAAACAATGAAAAGCGTCTCAAGCGCTCTTGATATGACACCACTTCCAGTTGCAGTGAAGGAAGAGGAGGAAGTTGTTATGGATAACTTACCTGACGAAACAGTTCAGGATGACTTTGATTATGCAAGAGATAATATGCGTCAACTTATCCATAAAGGGCAAAATGCTCTAGATGGTATACTGACAATTGCAAGTGGTAGTGAGCATCCAAGAGCATATGAAGTTGCTGCCGCTTTAATGAAGACAATGGCAGAAACAAACAAAGATCTCCTAGAGCTTCAAAGAACTAAGAAAGTCTTGCAGAAAGAAGACCCAAAGGCACCTCAATTAGAAGGGCCACAAAATGTAACAAACAACTTGTTTGTTGGGTCTACAGCCGAATTACAAAAGATGCTCAGAGACCAACAAGATGGCTATATCGAGAGTGATCAAAACTAAATCCTCAATTACTTCTTATAAAGGTAATCCTAAGCTTAAAGCTGCAAACTCCCCTATGGAGTTTACGAAGGAGCAGGTTGCTGAGTACATCAAATGTTCCCGCGACCCCAAATACTTTGTAAGAAACTACATTAAGATTATACACATTGACAGAGGATTAATTAACTTCGATATGTATCCTTATCAGGATGATATTGTCGATACGGTGATGGACAATAGATTTGTCATCTGTAAGATGCCTCGTCAGACTGGTAAAACTACTACAGTTGTTGGTATCATTCTTTGGTCAATCCTATTCAATCCAACGTATAACGTAGCTATCCTTGCTAACAAGTTCCAGCAGGCTAGGGAAATCTTATCAAGAATCAAGCTTGCCTATGAGAACCTACCAAAGTGGATTCAGCAGGGCATTGTACCAGGTGGCTGGAACAAGGGTTCAATTGAACTAGAAAATGGTTCTAAAGTTCTAGCATCAGCAACATCCTCATCAGCAGTTCGTGGTGGATCTTTCAACCTGATCTATCTTGATGAGTTTGCATTCGTCCAGCCAAACCTACAAGAAGAGTTTTTTGCCTCTGTCTACCCAACAATTTCATCTGGTAAAACATCCAAGGTAATGATTACATCTACACCTAATGGTATGGAGCTATTCTATAAGATTTGGGTTGATGCAGAGAATGGTAGAAACAGCTATAAGCCAGTAGCAGTCAATTGGTGGGATGTTCCAGGTAGAGATGATGCCTGGAAACAAGAAACAATTAATAACACTTCTGCCGAGCAGTTTAGGCAGGAGCATGAGTGTGAATTCCTTGGTTCATCCAACACTCTAATTAGTGGTGCAGCATTACGTAGAATGACATTCCTGCCACCAATCGAAGAACATGGAGATTTAAAGGTTTATAAACTTCCTCAAAAAGACCATATCTATGCAATGTCTGTTGATACTTCTAGAGGCACTGGCGCTGACTATTCAGCCTTCTCAGTAATAGATGTCACCCAATTTCCATATGAGATTGTAGCCACATACAGAAACAACAAAATATCACATCTATTATATCCAACCACGATAGATAATGTAGCCAGAAATTACAACAACGCTTATATTCTAGTTGAGACAAACGATAATGGCCAGCAGGTAGCAGACACTCTAAACTATGATTTAGAAAATGAGAATGTGTTGAAGGTAGCTCAATCCAAATCTGGCCAAGTTTTAACCAGCGGATTCAATGCTACAGGATCTAAATTTGGTATTAAAACATCTAAGCAAGTCAAGGCTATTGGTTGCGCTACACTAAAGACACTAATTGAAGAGAATAAACTGCTGAATTATGACTATGATATTTTACATGAGATGACCACTTTTATAAGTAAAGGTACATCCTACGAGGCAGAATACGGCAAAAACGACGATCTAGTAATGACGTTGGTTTTGTTTGCATGGATGTCAACTCAAAACTTCTTTAAGGAGCTAACAAGTATTGATATTCGACAACATCTGCTCAATGGAATTCCACAGGCTGCTGATGATGACCTCCTCCCATTTGGTATTGTAGATGATGGTAGACACGAACTCAGAGACGATTCTGTCGTTAAATATACGTCAAACTTTGATAAAATGTTGGCGTCGTAAAAACATGAACCCAGGGAATTTATAAATAATTTCAGTAGCTTTATTCAATAGATTTGTCTACGAGGAGAATCACGATGGCATTTCAAGTTAGCCCAGGCGTAAACGTAAGCGAAATCGACTTGACAACAGTGGTTCCTGCTGTATCCACCACAGAAGGTGGTATTGCAGGCACATTCCGCTGGGGTCCAGTAAACGAACGCGCAAACATGTCTTCAGAAGTTGAACTAGTCAAAACATTTGGTAAGCCAAGTGACGACAACTTCGAGACTTTCCATGTTGCATCTTCATTCCTATCATATGGCAATCAGCTA